AATAAATCAATATTTATACACATAAATTATAGAAACATATGAAATATATAAAAAATATCATATTAGTTGTTCTTATTGTTTTAGTTGGGTACAATATCTTTACTAACAATAGTATCCGTACTGATGTTGAAGCATATAATCGCAAGATTGATTCTTTACAAAATGAAATAGATTCAGTTGAAAATGCAAACGTAGTACTTGATGGACATATTGAAAAAGTAGATAATGAACTAACTCAAGTGGAAACAAGAGTAATAACAATAAACAAAAACATAACCGAAATTAAAAATAAGACAAATGAAAAAGTTGATGCTGTTAATAACTATACTCCTAGTGAGCTTATGTGGTTTTTCACAAACAGATACGAAATCGGACTCGATAGTACCATTAAAAGTACCGATAGCAAAATTAGTCATTAAGGATATTCTTAGTGGTGATGGAGCTAAAGCAGAGTTGAAGGAAGCGTATAAAATGATAGATGAAAAGAATCTACAAATTGGTCTATATAAACAAAAGGATAGTTTGAAAGATGAAAAAATCACTAACTTAAATGTTATTATAGATAAGAAAGACCAACAATTTGCTTTAGAGAGAGAAAAATCTAATAGCCTATTAAAAGAACTTAAAGCTCAAAAATTTAAGACATTTATTTATAAAGCAGGTTCTGGTATTGGTTTAATAATGACTGTATTATTTTTAGTATAGAACTATTGCAGTGCACGATACTGTTGGTATTGAAGTACCTGTTCACGATACAATTGGTGTGGAAGTTGAAGTGCCGGTTGAAGTTGAAACAATAGTAGAGGTTGAGAAACCAGTACCATATGCGGTACATGATACAATTCAAGCGGTAGTGGATACCAACTTTATTGTAAACGAATATTTGAATAGTAAGAACGTATTTACAAATGTATATAAGTTTGATAAAGGACAGGGTTCAATTTCAATAACCGATACTATAAGTAAAAATAAAATAGTAGGTAGAAAATACACAACAAAAATAACTCCAATAGTAGATACTCTTAGAATACCAGAACCTTTCAAAAGAAAAGTGTTCTTTGGTTTAGAAGGTGGATTCAATCAAGCGGATTTTATGAATTCAGTAGGAGCTGGGTTATTAATCAATAGTAAATCGGATAAAATATACAATTTGGGAATTGGAGTTAATAATAGAACAACCGATGGTACAAATGGTGAATTTACTCCATATATTAGAGGTGGTGTTTATTGGAAAATTAAATTAAAGAAATAAAATGATACGATTATCGCAACTAAACGAAGCATCGGAAGTACAACTAAAAGACTTAAAACCAACTCAACAAAAGCAAGTAATGGCTTTTGAAAAATTAATTGGTGGTAAAGTAGATTCTATATTTGATGGAATACATGGGTTCATTGTAGATATAAAAGTAAGTGGTGGACATGGTAATTATAGATTTGAAGCTGATGATTTGAAAAAATTATTATCTTTAAAAGTTCGTTGGATAGAAGCGGATGGTGATTACATTTCAATAGCATTTTAATATAAAAATATGATAAGTTTAAAGAAAATATTAAAGGAAGCAAAAGCAGATTATCAAGTATATCACAAAACATATTCAGCAGCAATAGCTACGGCTAAAGCATATGCGGAGAAAAAAGGATATGAAGTTGATGATGAAGATTCTTTTAGAAAAATTGGAATGGGCCCTAGAAAACCTTCTGCTGGTAAAACAAATAGATTTTCAATTGAATTAACAAAAAACGGAAAACCGCAAAAAAAATTATTACATATACAAGTTTATAATATGGGAACTTTCAAAAGAAACCCAGATGGTTCTCAAACTAGAAGTATGTGGGGTGGACAAAACGAATACGAATTAAACGCTTATATCAACTAATGATATTACTAAAAGATATATTAGGAGAAGACCTTAGAAAATGGTTTGGTAAAGGTAAAGAAGGTTCAACTACTGGTGGTGGTTGGGATAGATACAATACCAAAGGTGAGAAGGTTGGTAAGTGTGGTGATAGTAAAGAGGGTTCGGCATATGCAGCGTGTTTATCAAAAGAAAAAGCAGCTAAATTAGGAAAAGATGGTAGAGCTGCATTTGTAAAAAGAAAAAGAGCAGCACAATCTGATGCGGGTGATAGTAAAAAAGGTGGAGAACAAAAGAAAGGTCAGAAACCTACATTTGTAAAGACTGGTGCTGGTAAAAATGAGAATATGAAATTGACAGTAGAACAAAAGATGGAATTATTTTTAGAAAGAAATTGTCCAACTGACCCTGCTAAGTGGTCTGCATCAAAAGCAGCGGCAAAGAAAAAGTTTGATGTATATCCATCAGCGTATGCAAATGGATGGGCTGCAAAAAACTATAAATCAAAAGGTGGCGGTTGGAAAACCTGTAAATAGAATGATTAAATTAAAATCACTTTTAAAAGAAGATATATTTTATACAATTGCTATTAATGTAGCATTAACTGCAGCTATATGGGCAATCAAACAAGCTATACTTTCATTCAGAAGTACCTCTGTAAAAGAAAAAGAAATTGGTAAAGCTTATATAAAATGGTTAGATAGATTAGATAAAAACGATAAATTTAATAAATTTGTATATTACACTTTAAAAAATGATAATAAACTTAAAAGCTTAAAATCTAAAACAAAAGATGGTAAATTTGATTTTGAATCATTTGTTTATCAAAAATCTTTAGTTAAAAAATGGTTGACAAGTAAACCTGCGGAAGATGAATTAGAAAAAGTATTCAGAGATTTGTATCCATCTAAAGATAAAAATTCAAAAGATATAGAAGGGGATAATGGTATAGAACTTACTTATAATCAATGGAAATTAAATACACTCAATAAAGCAGTAGAAGAATTTACCGATGTATTAAATAGTGGACATGTAAAGGGTTTTATTAATCAATACGCAGAAAAACAAGGTTTAGTAAAGATATGATAAACGAATGTATCATTGTATCCAAAGAAGTTGGTGATAAATTTATCCTAGCAAAAAATAGAGATAGAGCTTACAAGCCAAAATTAGAAGTGGTTCATACTATTATAGATGGTATAGAAGTTGCGTATTTACATGATATAATTACCGATTGGAGTGAAGGATTGAATGCAAATGGTATTGGCGTTGTAAATGCAGCACTATTAGTTGGACAACTCCGAATCGCCTGTTGTTCGTACAAATCACGGACATATGTTCACCGATGCTGGATACACACATGGTGAGAAGTATCTAAGTTCAAAAATGAGAAAGTTATCAGCTGAGAAATCAGTTGATAAGGTTGAGGATTGGAAACAAATAGCACAGGCTATGAGAAAAGAATTCTTTCCAAAAAAATCTCAATTGAATATGAGAAGACAATCAGACAGTATGTTTACATCTTCTCAAACTATAATGAACTTAACGGATAGAATATTAGAAATCGAATATTTTGCTGATAAAGTAGAATCTTTTGAAGGTATTAGAAATGAATTACCAAAAGGATATACCCCTAAAATCAAAATAGAAGTTAGAAAGGTACAATCCTAACTTTTTATACTATACATATTTATAGACATACAAAATTAAAAGAAACAACGTATGTCAACAGAATTCGAGTTATTTAAAGGAAAGAATTTAAGTTCTTTATTTGAAGATATTTACAACAATCAAATTTCTAAAAAACAAAAAATAAGTTCTCTAATAGAAGAATTAAAAAAAATGATTAAGCATGCGGGTGATGTTGCATCCGTGGGACCTATCCTATCCTCACTAATTGATAGTTCTGTAAAGAACGATGACCAATTGGTTAAACTTGCAACAATTGCAACTAAAATTATAGCATCTGAAAAGAAAACCGAAGGACAAGATGGATTCTTAACTGAATTTGAAAAAAATCAATTACTTAAAGAATTAGAAGAAACTAAACAAGAAGTTGAGAGAGTGGATGATTTAGAATTTGAATTGGAAGATTTAAAAAAGAAAATGAAGTAGTATGCAGAATCCACAATCAACAGCTGTAGCAGTATCACAAACTCCCGGTTCTAAGCAACCTATGGGATTTGGTATAGTTTATTCTGTTATACTTGATGAGAATCACCCATATTTAAAAAATGCAGGAGATAATCAAATTGAAGTAAAAGGTCAATCATCTTATATAGGTGCAGTTCAATATAGAATAGTAGGACAGCCATCATCAGATGATGCATCACTACCTCTTGCATTTCCTTATGATAAAAATTTCAAAACATTACCAGTTGTAAATGAATCCGTAGAAATTATACAAAACAACGGAGTATCTTATTATAGAAGAATTGGAACAGACAGAACTCCAAATGTTGATTCTAAAAAAACAATCATATCGGAATTATTTCCAGCTGAACAACAGGCGGTTGATAAAAAGAAAAATTATCAAACTGTTGGTGCAACTGGAACTGAAATGAGTAATGTTAATGAATCTGGAAAATATGATAAATATGGTGAATATTTTCAAGAAGAGCCAGGTATACATAAATTAAAAATGTATGAGGGTGATACTCTTATTGAAACTAGATTTGGACAATCAGTTAGATTTTCTGGATTTAATAATCCAAATAATATATTTTCACCTACAATTATATTAAGAAACTCTGAAAATTCGGAATCAAAAAAGAAAGAAATCAAATTACCATCCGAAGAAGATGTAAACAGAGATGGTAGCATAATAGTACTTTCTGCAAATCAATATCAATTACCATTCCAACCTGGAACAGTAGATGATAAAGGTTCTAGCGATTTTGAAACAAAACCAAATACATTTAAATCATATCCATCAAAATTAATAGGTGACCAAATATTAATAAATTCTGGAAGAATAATTTTATCTGCAAAAAATGCAGAAATGATTTTCTATTCTAAAAAGAATTATGGATTTATTTCTGATGGTGCATTATCAATAGATAATAAACTTGGTGTGGATGTAAATGTTGGTGATAATACAAATTATACAACTAACGATAGAGATATAAATTTAAATACTGGTAATGGTAAAATAAATTTGGGAAATACAAAGTTAGAACCATTGGTTAAAGGAGATGCTTGGGTATCTTTGATGGAAGAATTAATTGATGCAATCGTTCAACAAGTATTTCTAACACCAGCCGGGCCATCCGCAACGGGTCCTACAAATGTTCCTAAATTTAATACTATAAAATCAAAATTAAAATCGGTATTGAGTGAATTAAACAAAACATCTTAAAATGTCTTGGGAAACGTTTAAACAAAATATATTAAGAGTAGCTCAAAACCCAGAAGCAATTAACGATATAGATGTTATCGCAACTGTATATGCTACTGAATATGATGCAGCGGTAAAAAGAGGTAAAGATAATTTGTTTCAAGCAAAGTTTAAAATGGGTGATTCTGGTTCTCTAAAAGAATTATTTAAATCGGCATTCGAAAAGGGAAACTCACAAACACAACCATATGATTTAGTTGGTGAAATGGGTAAAGGTGTTTTAGCTTATTGGGGTACTGCACAATTAGACCCAACAACAGTCCCAAATCCATCAGTAACACCACCTGCAATAGGAGCAATTCAAAATATACAAATAACTTCTATAAATTGTACAAATGCAGGGAGTTGGCAATCACCAGCACCATTCGCAGGTGAAGAAGATTTGAGAAATGAAAATGAAAAAAATGATGATACTCCTGATACTGAAATAGGAGAAACCGAAGCTATTATAGGAGAAGTTCCTGTTGATGAAGAAGTTGCAGAACCTGAAGTAATAGAAGATGTTAGTACTGAACTGAATTTACAAGCAGAAGAAGTTAATATAGAAATAAAAGAAGAAAGCTCTACCCCACCAAAAGAAGGAGCTGAAGATGTTGTTCCAAAAATATCAAAGAATGTTGGAGCCACTGCACCACCAATACCACCGGGCCTTGCTCAATATGCGGTTGGTGGTAAGAATGGGCAGATACCTAGAAATAAATTAGGTAACATTGATGGTTCTTATGGGTCTGGTGTATTACATATTGAAGCCGCTAAGATGTACAATAAAATGATAGCAAAGGCTAAGCAAGAAGGTGTACGTTGGAGAGTATCATCTACATATAGAGATTTAGCAGGACAAGAAGCTTGTTTTGCAAAATATGGATCTGGTAGTGCTGCTAAACCAGGTTATTCTCCTCATGGTTGGGGACTTGCTTTGGATTTTGGTGAAATATGTGGTATGCAACAAGATAGAGCAAAAGCATTGGGTGTAAGTAGAGCATCAGCATCGGCTGCACGATATACAAGAGAAAATTCAAAGATTTATCAATGGTTAGCTAAGAACGGACCTAATTACGGATGGTATAATCCATATAGATTAGCAGATGGTACTGGTATGGATGAAGCATGGCATTGGGAATATTGGGGATTTTATACATTAACTAAACAACAAAGAGAATCTTAATATGTCAGCAGTTCCACCAACCAAAAATCACGAATTATTGATTGATGAGTTTATAAGATACGCTCAACAACATTTAACTACTGTAAGTGGTATTGTAAATACTGTATCCACATATCCGCCAGCAAATACACCGGGACCCGGAGTTGCTAATTGGCAAGGTTATAGTGTAGACCCACCAAATCCACCAACTCCAGAAGTAAGTACGGAACAAATTGAAATGACTGATTCTCAATTATTAGCAGCAGAAGAAGCAAGTTTACAAGGAGCTGATATAAACGAATCAACTGCTGCAGCATTTGATACTGAAGCAGTAGTAGAACCAACAACTCCAGAAGAAACCGCAGAAGTAGAAGTAAAATTAGAAGAAGTTGAAGCTAAATTAGAAGAAGAAGCAGCTAATACACCAGACCCACCACTTACGGAAGAAGAAAAGCCAAAAAATAACATACAACAAGAACCAAATTTTAAAAGTAAATTAAAAGTACCAAATGAATTAGTTTTGGCTATGCGAAAATATGGTATAGCTAGAAATCCATTAGAAAGAGCTCATTTTTTAGCACAAACCGCTCATGAGTCTGGTAACTATATTTATAAAGAAGAATTAGCTTCTGGAGCGGCATATGAGGGTAGAAAAGATTTGGGAAACACACAAACTGGTGATGGTAAACGATATAAAGGAAGGGGATATATCCAATTAACAGGTAGAGCTAATTATAGAAAATTTGGACCAGCTGCTGGTGCAGATTTTGAAGGAAACCCTACGATAGTTGGTTCTAAATATTACGCAGATACTGCTTGTATGTTCTGGAAATCGAATAGATTAGGTGAAAAATGTAAAGATTCAACAACAACCACAATTAAAGTAATAACAAAAAGAATCAATGGTGGTTATAATGGATTGGATGATAGAACCAAAAAGTTTACAAGTTATTGGACAGATTTGCAAAAAGATAACACTTTATGGGCGTAAATCCCAAAAATAATCAATTCAAATATTTATAAACATAACAAATAAGGACGTATGAATACTGACAAATTATTACAAGCCATTCAAATCTTAGTTAAAGAGGAACTTAAGCAACAACTTCCTACTCTTATTAAGGAAGCAGTAAGGTCTGAAATGAAGAAAGTATTGGCTGAACAAAAACAACCAAAAAATACTGGATTAAAGTTTTGGCCAGGCTGATATGGGTTCAATAGTAGGTAGAACTGCAATAGCTGAAAAAATGGGTTATGGTGAATTTGCTGGTGGTGGACAAAGAACTGGATTGGGTGTTCAAACTGGTAATGAATCATTAGATAAAGCATTGAATAGAGATTATTCTGAGCTTGTTAAAAGATTTAAGAAGTAATGGCAGTAGTATTAGGACAAAAGCTTGTACAAGATACCAAAAAGTTTGATGATTTTGCGGTAGGTATAACATTGCCTATACAAATAGGAAATACTGCATTTAATCAAAGTTTTAAAACATTTGAGCAAGCAAGTTCTAATATAAAAAATTTATTACTAACCAAAAAAGGTGAAAGAGTAATGCAGCCTGAATTTGGAAGTGGGTTACAAGAATTATTATTTGATTTTAACGATGATAGTTTAGCTGGTAAAATAGAAGAAACTATTACAACAGCAATAGAAACTTGGTTACCTTATATAACAATTCAGCAAATTGATGTTGAAGCATCTAATTATGATAAAGATACTAATTCGGTAAAAATATCAATTAAGTTTAGTATATTAGGTAATGCTGAATTAAATACAGTAACATTTAAAGTAGCTGCATAATAAATAGAATATGTCAATAACGATAACAAATAGAAATTTTAAAAATAAAGGAAAAGATATAAAATATCTTAATAAAGATTTTGCATCTTTTAGAAATAACCTTATTGAGTTTGCAAAAACTTATTTTCCAAAAACATATTCTGATTTTAATGAATCATCACCTGGTATGATGTTTATAGAAATGGCATCGTATATTGGTGATTCTCTTTCTTATTATATAGATGATACTTTAAAGGAATCTTTAATGGTTTATGCCGAAGACCCACAAAGTGTTTTGGCATTATCGCAATATTTGGGATATAAACCAAAAGTATCTTCCCCAGCAGTAACTACACTATCTGTTTATCAATTAGTACCTTCTGTTGGAACTGGTGTAAACAACAAACCTGATTCAAAATATTATTTAAGAATTAAAGAAGGTATGCTTAGTAAATCATCTAAAGCTGGTATAATTTTTAGAACAACTGATTTAGTTGATTTTGCTGATGAAACTGATAGAGAAATAACAATCTATCAAAGAGATGCAAATACAGGTGAACCATTATTTTATTTAGTTAAAAAATATGTTCAAGCTATATCTGGTGAATTAAAACAAAAAGAAGTAACTTTCGATGCATATTCTCCTTTCCAAAAAATTACTTTGGATGATACTAATGTAGTTGACATATATGATGTTAGAGATGGTAATGGTAATAAATGGTATGAAGTTCCTTATTTAGCACAAGAAATGGTTTTTATTGATGAACCAAATTTAGAAAAGAACGATCCCGATTTATATCAGTTTAAAACAACTGTACCATTCATATTAAAAACAATTAAAACATCTAGAAGATTTGTATCTAAAGTAAATCAAGATAATACAACATCTATTCAATTTGGTGCAGGAGATTCTTCAGCTAGTGATGAACAATTAATTCCAAATCTTAAAAATGTTGGACTTGGATTACCAAACTCAATAGATAGATTGGAAGAATCATTTGACCCAACTAACTTTTTGAAAACAAAAACGTATGGTACATCCCCATCAAATACAACTATGACTGTAAAGTATTTAGTTGGTGGTGGTGTTGCATCAAATATAACTGTTGGTGAACTTACAAAGGTAAATAAAATTGAATTCGATGAAGATACCGAAGCATTCACATCAGCACAAAAAGCAATATACAATACAGTTAAAAGTTCAGTAGCTATTGATAATGAAGTACCTGCAACTGGTGGTAGAGGAGCGGAAAGTTTAGAAGAAATAAGACAAAATGCATTAGCATTTTTTGGTGCACAAAATAGAGCAGTAACCGCAAAGGATTATCAAGTTAGAGCATTATCTATGCCGGCAAAATATGGAGCAGTTGCAAAATCTTACGCTGTTGCAGATGGTACATTAGATAATAATTCACCATCATCAATATTAGCATCACCAAACCATTTGCAAGAATTTACGGATTTGGTTATGAGTTTTGTTAATAAGCCAGATTCAGAAGAACCAAGCCAACAAAGTATAAAAGAAGAAATTACAAAATATTTAATTGGTAAGACTTCAAATGAAAATGAAAAAAACAATCCATTTGCAATAAATCTTTATTTATTGGGATATGATAATAATGGTAAACTTACAAATTTGAATAGAGGCGTTAAAGAAAATTTAAAGACTTATTTAAATGAGTATAGAATTCTTACCGATGGTATTAATATGAATGATGGGTTTGTTATAAACATTGGACTTGAATTTGAAATTATAGTATTTAGTAATTACAATAAGAGTGAAGTTCTTTTAAAATGTATAAATGAATTAAAGGATTATTTCTCAATAGATAATTGGACTTTTAATCAAACAATAAATTTGAGTGAAGTTGAATTACTTATAGCAAATGTTGAGGGTGTTTCATCCGTACCATCATTAAAAATAACAAATAAATGCGGTGGAAAATATTCACCAAATTCATATAACATAGAGGCTGCAACTAAAGATAAGGTTGTTTATCCATCTTTAGACCCTTCGGTTTTCGAAATTAAGTTTCCTGACTCAGATATAAAAGGTAGAGTAAGATAATGGCATACTATTTTTTAACAGCATCAAAAGATGCAACAATTTATCTTCAACAACCCAACCAAAACACTGGGTTAGATGAAATATTAGAAATAAGCAAAATTTATTATGGTAACATTAAAGATGTTTCCCATACTTTAATAAAATTTGAATTAGGATACTTGTCACAATCATTATCAAATGGTAGTATTTCTATGGGAGATGCTAGACTGATAATGAAGGAAACCCAATCAGAAGAAATTCCATTAAAATATTCAATATACGCAAATCCAATTAGTGGTAGTTGGGAAATGGGTAAAGGAACTCGTTTTGATAATATATCAACTCAAGGTGTTACTTGGAATTATAGAGAAGGTGATTCTAAATTAGATTGGTTAGAAAATAATTTTAATTCATATACTACTGCTAGTATAAACAATGGTATTGGTGGTACTTGGTGGATTAATTATGGTGCATCTCAAAATTTTGATTATCAAACGGCTGATATTGATATGGATGTTAAATCAGTTCTTAGAGTTTGGATGAGTGGTTCTATACCAAATGATGGGTTTATGTTAAAATTCGCAAATGCAGATAATTCAAACTCTGTTGAAAGCGATACTATGGATTATGGAATTATAAAATTATTTAGTAAAGAAACAAATACAATATATCAACCAAAAATTAGAGTAGGTTGGGATGACCAAACTTTTGTATCGGGTTCACTATCAGTATTGGAATCATTTGATATTAAAGTAGGTATTTCAAATTTAAAAAATGAATATAAAGTTGGAACTACTCCAAAATTTAGAATTTTTGGTAGAGAGCTATATCCTTTAAAAACTTTTACAAATAAATTTTCTTATAGTACAACAAAATATCTTCCACAAACTACATATTATCAAATTAGAGATTTTGCATCAAATGATATTATCGTACCATTTAGTGAATATTCTAAAGTTAGTTGTGATTCTGAAGGAAATTATATTAAACCAAATTTTTCAAACTGGGAAGCTGGTAGAGTGTATAAAATAGAATTTAAAGTTGATTCAAACGGAGAGATTCAATATTTTGATGATGAATTGACATTTAAACTTGTAAAAGACTAAAGATGTTGAAAACTGGATTAAAGAACGAAGAAAAAGTTGGAGAAATTTTAGTTAGTGGCTCATTAGCCATTAAAACTAAAAATTCTTTTGGTGTCCACATATTCAGCGGGTCTGTTGTAGATGATGGTATTGTAACTGGTAAATTAACAAAACCAAAATATAAAGAATCAGAACTTTTAAAATCAATTGATACTACTATTATAGAATTAATTCCAGTAGAACCGCCGGTTTTACCAGAAATGGTTTTAAAAAGTTTGTATGATGCAGCACTTCAAGAAATAGCTGATAGAGATGTAATTATAACCCAATTAAATACTGAAATTTTAGACTTAAGAGCTAAAGTAAAAGAATTGGAAATTGTAACACAAAGTTTATTAGTACAATTAGATGCAAAGGATTTAGTAGTAGCATCGGCAGAAAATCAAACTCAACAAGCAAATTCTAAAGTTGGTAGTACAATTGTAGAACTTCAAAATTCAATACAAAAAGCAACCGCAGAATCAATTCAAAGAGTTTCATTATTTGCAAGAAATCAAGCATTGGAAAAAACACAAGATGGTGCAATTGCTGGTATCTTCAATCCCATAGGTTCTATAACATTAACTCCAGGCCAAAATTTAGGTTTTAAATTATCAACAAAAAAAGATAAAGTAGATGATTTTGCACCTACTTCCGGATTTGGAACAGTTGGAGATACCCCATACAATGGAAATATTGTATTTAAGAGTAAACTAGGTGTATTAAATTTACCAGTTGAATTACAAAAACAAAGAGGAAACCAATGGGGTGGCTAAAATAAATTAAAATGGCAATAAAAACTTTTAAAGATATTATTGATTATAAGGGATACCGAATAAACTCAAAAGATAGAAAAATTTTTGAGGAAGGTAATCTACAAACTTTTTTTGGGTTTGGTGAAAGTGATGCTATTGAATTTATAGTGTATGATATAAATGATAATCAGTTACCACAAATAAACGATGAATTGGTTAGATATGTACCAATGACAACACAAAATATTAAAGATTATTTTTTAGTTGCAGAAGGAACATTATTTCAAAAAAACAAATTCCCATCAGAATATTTTGTAGATGCTGAACGATTACTTAGAGAGTCTGGATATGATAATGGTATATTTAAAACTCAAATTACTTTATTAAATAAAAGAGTAGGTAGTGAGAAAAATCAAGACAAACTTTGGATTTCAGAAATATCACCATCAAGAACGGAAGTTAGATTATTTCCAATAAGAAATGCAACATATAATAATCCTGAATTAGAAAAAAGATATAGTATGTTTATTGCAAATCAACAATTTAGAGATGATGTGATAAACTCTGCATTTGTTTTTATAGAGCAAATAACACCAATAACTATATCTGAATTTTTAACAAAAAAATATAGTTCTGCTTGGTTTGAAAAATTAAAAGCTGAATATAAAATAAGTAATTTTGATTCGTTGGCTACAAACATTTATAATAAGTTTGTAGAATCTGCTATATATGCATTTACAAATAGAAATTCTATTGTAACGAGTAACAACTATGGTAAACCATTAACAATAAAACCAAAATTAGATTTATCTAAAAACGAAATAAAAGATATTTGTAAAACTTTGTTAGCAAATGCTACCGATTTTTATTTAACAAAAATTGATATTAAAACAGAAGCAACATCTACAAATAGAATGGATGCTAGTTTGGATGAAGTTGGAAAGGTAACTCAAAGATATGAATCTAATACTAAAATAGATACAACGCCTCCTGAAAGAAAAATTATAGAAATAAAAAAACCAATTTTAAACGATAAAGAATTAGAATTAAAAGAAAAAATAAAAATAGAATTTCCTGTTGTAGATGAACCAAAAATAGGAACTCCGGTAGAACCTGACATACCAATAGAAATTAAAGTACCTATTGAATCCCCAGATATAAAACCAATATCAGATGAAAAACCTGTTATAATAGAAACACCAGCTCCAACAACACCTACACCAGTTTATGGTGGCGGCGGTGGTAGAAGTGGTGGTGGTTTTATTGAAAGAGATTTCGGTACTGGTTTTGGTAGAGAGCAAGTTTTTGAATTTGATGTGGCTCAAAGAGAAAACATAAGATAAAATATTTATTAACTAATGGTAGCAAATAACGAACAGGCATTTGATAGTGGATTTGGTGATAACACCCAATTTAATAATTATTTATTAAATGATGCTATGCCTATTCAAGGGGTTTCCTTTGGTGGTGGCGGTAGTGCATCTGTAATAGGTTCGCCTGATTATGGATTTGTTGGTGTAGCGATACCAACGGTTAGTGATACTGTTGTAACAACACCTACTGGTGGAACAACAAATATTGGATATGTTCCTATTACAAATCAAGGTGGAACGCCAAACGTAGATACTCAATATGCTTTACGCATTACATCTAATGTAAAAGATGCATCTATTTTATTAAATGGTTCAAATACATTTCAGGTAACCCCACATGTAATAAGTGTAAAATTAAGTGAAGTATTACTTAATAATATTGATATTACAATAGAAAAGCAAGGATATTTTACTGCTGAAAAATATACTTTAAGTGTAGTAGCAAATCCAAATTATAATTATGGTATAAATGTAAATCCATATGAGAGTTTATTTGGGTATGCAACAAGAGGGTTAATAGATTTATCAAATACAGAATTAACATATTCATCAACACCATTATATACTTTAAAAATTGATTATTTAGTTGATGGTAATACTCAAGAATTTCAATACAACATAGATGAAAGAATAAAGGTATTAGATTTTAATCAATTAAAACCCGTTGTAGTAAAAGAAGACCCGCCAATTGAAGTTGTAAATACTACTGCTAACGTAAAAATAAATCTGCAGGGAGCAGATAATTCTATTGAAATCGTAAAAACAGGAATTAGTGTAGGAAGTAATTTAGCAAGTGAAGTTAAAAGTGGTACTAACGATATTATATTAACTAGACCTGCATCATACATAATAAAAACAACATCTAGCAGATACAAAATAGTTTTTATAGAATATACATTAACAACTAATAGTAATTATAAAGTTACTTGGACTCCGGATGTATTAGGTGATGGTTCTAATTGGGGATATTCACCAAGCGATGCGGGTGATGTATTAAACATTACAGTAGAAGAAATACCATTAGCACAAACTATTGATTTTGCACGAGTTTCTTTATCAAATCCAGAAACAAAAAGAGAATACAATATAAATTCAAAAGCGGATTTTCCAATTGGATTAATAAAAGAAACAGAAGTATCTAATGTAAAAATTTATATTGGACAAAAAGAATTTAACTTTGAACCATCGGAAGCAAAGCAATTTGTAGCAGTTATTCCAGCAAATACATTTAATGTAATTGGTTCATATAAAGTTGTAATAGTGCCATCAAATAGTAGAGGTGATGGTGAATTTGTAGAATTAACAATAAATGTAGTTGATGAATCATATGTTGGTATACCTGATATAAGAAATATAGTATATCCATCTGAATTATTTGGACCTGATTATGTTGGTACTAATGTTAATTTTTCCATTTCATACGATTCGGTAAATACTGATTATGTTAGAATATATAAAGCCGGGTCAGATAAATATATTAAAGCAGTATCTTCTGGAAAGGTAGATTTAAACTTTCAAGAATTATTAAAATTTGATGGTAATTCTACATTCGAAGATACGGATAAAATATCAATTACTTTAAAATTAGTTCCGTATAACGAACAAGGTAAAGAAGTTGTGATTGGTAAAGCAGAATTAATAACAATTAATTTTGATAAAGGTGATTTAACCATACCAAGAGATATAGCAATCAGTAGAATAATAGAAGGATTTGTTAATCAATTTGATGATTCGGTATTCGCAACAGATACATCAAAGTATTTAACACACTTATTGCATTTAGGTAAAGGTGATAATAAAGTAATTACAACTTGGACTGGTCATAATAGTTCATTAATTTTAAAATTATATGAGCCATTACCAACATCGGTACAACCAAATCAACAAGTTTGGATTTCAAAACTACAAGCAAATCCTATTGTTGAAACGATTACAATAAGTGGAGTTGATACATCTTTTTGCCCACCATTAAAAGGACCTAATTTTTCATTAGAAGCTGATAATGGTATTGGTTTTAAAGTTTTTGATGAATTAATAGCAAGTGGTTCTCAAACATCAACTGATTTAATTAATAAGTTTGCAGAACAAAATACAATAGACACAGAAAAACTTAATATTCAATATGTAAGTGGTTCTGATTATGTTTGGGAAAATTTTGTACATTTTGGTTCTGGTGAAGAAAGGGCAAATAATTTTTATTATAAATTAAAAGTATTAGAAAATTTAACAACTAAATATAAAGAATTATATGCTGATACATTCACACCACCATATGAAACTTTACAAGCATCATTATTAACTGAAGATGCTGGTGGTGCTGGTACTCCTGAAATTGATGGTGGTGAAGATATTCTTACTGAAGATAGTTTGTATTCTTTAAACTGGGAAGTTTATCAACAAAAAGGTTTATCTCAAACAGAAGAATTAGAAGCGTTAGCTACAAAGATAAATAATTTAGTAAGAAGTTTTGATGGTTTTGAAAAATGGTTGTATAAAACCGAACATCCATTGGCATTTCCTAAAGAAAACTATGTAGCACCAAATGGTAACGTATTCAGAGTTATTAGGTCATGGCAAAACGCTGCTTCAATTAGTTGGTTAAATTTTGCATCAAATTCTGGTGCATTGTTTGATGTGGATAATCCGCATTCAATGAAAAATAATATGCCTGAATATTTGGTAGAGGATTATGAAAACGATGAGTTTTTATTATTCTTAGATATGATTGGGCAACACTTTGATATATTATGGTGTTATATAAATGCATTAAAAGCTAATAAAAATTTAGAACATAAGCAAGATATTGGTATATCAAATGCTATGATATATCAAATGTTAGATTCATTGGGTTGGAGAGGTAAAAGAGCATTTGATTCACAATTTTTATGGGAATATGCATTTGGTACAACTCAAGATGGTGGTTATAAATACGGAAGAAGTTTAGAGGATGCAAACAATGAGGTTTGGAGAAGAATATTAAATAACTTACCTTACTTATTAAAGCATAAAGGAACTGGTAGAGCTATGAAGGCTGTAATGGCTTGTTATGGTGTACCACAATCTATGTTGACAATAATGGAATTTGGTGGACCTCAAGACCCATCAAAAGGTGGCAGTAGTAAATTTACATTTGAAGATAGAACAGCAGCTATTTATTTAAAAGATGATTCAAATGTAAGAGTACCTTGGAAAGTTATACCTGGTGTTGGTGATTATCCAAACGCTATTGAATTTAGATTCAAACCAACATATAGACCAAATCCATCATATACATTAATTAGTGGTAGTGAATGGAGTTTGGATTTAGTTCAAACAACTGGTTCTTTTGCAAAATTAGAATTAAATTTTGGTGGTGATAAATCAACAAGTACATATTTCGATGAACCATTTGTAAGTGGTTCTGTAACTGCATCATATTATATATCATATATTAATGATGAACCATATGCATATGGACCTGATTATAAAACAGGAAGTTTAGATTTTCCTGTTTCAACAGAATATTATTCAAATGTTTTAATTAATAGACATAATAATCCAGATTCATCTTCTTGGTTTGAAGTTTTATTGGCAACAACAAATGGTACTAGAATTACAACATTTGTTAGTATGTCACTTCAAACGGATGATACTGAATGGGAAACCGGTTCTTATTTACAAATTGGTAGTAACAACTATGAAGGTAATTTAGATGAATTCCGTTTATGGAAAACTCCTTTGTTAAGAAGTAAATTTGAAAACCATACATTATTCCCAGATGCAATTAATGGTAACTCATATACCGCATCTACTGCTGATTTGATATTCCGTTTAGATTTTGAATATCCAAAAGATAGAACTTTAGATGTTGGTATTAAAAACGTATCAATAAATACAAGTTATGATGAACCATTTGCATCAGCAAGTATGATGTATTCGGCACCAGCGTATCCGTATCAATATACTCCATATGATAGAACTGTAACAGCTACTGTTCCATCGTTAGGATTTACATATTCAAATAAAATACGTTTTGAATCATCATCGTTGGTTGGTGACTTATCTTATAAACAAAGAGCAACAAAAAAATCATTTGACCAAGCTCCAATAGATTCTTCCCGTTTAGGTTTATTCTTCTCTCCAATTAAGGAGTTGAATATGGATATACTAAAAGCATTTGGTGATTTCAATATTGATAACTATATTGGTGACCCATCAGATGAATATAGAGATACATACAAACAATTAGATTTATTAAGAGGATATTACTTTGATAGATTGGATAATAGAGACATTTATGAATATATTAGATTAATAAAATATATTGATAAATCTTTATTTGAAGTATTAGCAGATTTAGCACCAGCTAGAGCTAAAATATCAAAAGGTTTATTAATTGAACCTCACTATTTAGAAAGAAGTAAAACTAAATGGAAAAAGCCAGAATCATTAAGAAATGATTATGAAACAAATGTAAATACAGCTGATGATACTAATGTTGAATTTAATTATGCAGTTCAAGACGCATTAATAGATAATCAAGAACTAACAACATTATCTGCTGATTTACCTAACTATGATACATTTGTAGATGCGAATGATGTAATTATTTTAGAGGGTACTAATCCTAATTATGATACTACAATATTCTA